CAGTTGATGTGTTAAATTTCTTTTGAGGGAAATTTAGTCATCGTGTTAGTCGAACGACAAAGAGCACTCTAGCTCTTTGGCATTCCTTGGGCGGACGTCATAATGACGTCCGCCCAGCCATGTTGTAGTCGTTCGCGGTATGGCACCGCATACTCTAGACCCCGGAAACTAAACTCAGACTCGTCCTTACGGACTAATCTAAGAATAGAATCTTGGACATGCCACCAGGCATGCCTAGAGACGTCATGACTGACGCCCCGAACCAAACGCAACCTGGTCTGCCACTTATGAAGCTGTCGATTAAATCTAATCGACTTCTCATAGAGAAGCAGTTTGCCTAGGTCACAGTCCTCATACCGGTACAGTCCTTGAGCATCAGGGTTATTACCAAGTGGTAATTGGCCCCAATACTCTTGGACCTGCCGATATAAGTGTTCCGAGGTATGGTGGTAACCATCTATTTTCATCGCTTTCGCGAGTGAACAGATGGACATAGCACCTGAGACAGATGACGAATCCAACCTCCGCAGTCTATGAGGCGTAACATCGATGCCACGATAGGCATCAACGCCGCAGGATTCTCGGAAGAATCCGTGCCTAAACGTCTTGCCCAAGTTGGGAATTAACCCAGCTCGGATCAAACCGTTAACAGCACCATCATAGAACTTACGCGGGAACAGGATATCATCTCCGAAGACATATATATCACTACAGTCCGTACCGTAGCGACAACGTATGCCAGCTCGAACCAAGCTATAGAAGATAAGACTCTGAACAGGGAACGTTAAACAGTTCCCCATAGGAGCCCACTTCCTTAGCTCAATGACCCGATCATCTAATAACCGCACCTTGTTGGCACGACTGCAGGATAGCTTTTCGTAGGTATAGTTCCCAAAAAGGAACTTAACTAACTTACAGCTAATGCGGTCGCTCGCCTCCTTCAGGTCAAGGGTACAGAACTCTTGATCAAGAGAAGACGACAGTGCTAGCGAACCATTCACGCCCTGATCACGGAAGTTAATATATCCGTGTGTCAGAGCGCGGGGTGATTCGATAGCATGTTCAAGGAGCCTCCTACAACCTTGTTGTATCCAGATAGCCTCTTTAGGGTGAACGCAGATTAAGCGTGGACCCCTAGAGTCTTTCGGAACAGCAACAAGATGACATAGAATGTCATCCTGGAGACGCAAATCAGTGTTACTAGTACTAGCGTGTTCCTGAACATAGTTCGGGAGGGCACACATGTATTCATAATACGGATAATGCTGCTCAATGGTGGAGTAGATGGTACTAAACTTCGATTTCTCATGTGTCGGTACAGAGGGGTAAACTGCCCCTGGACCGTGAGACGGAAGGATAGTACCCCAGTCGATCGCGTACGAAACGCGACCAACTATACGTCGGGCGGTGCTATAGAACGGACAGTGCTCAGGAGTTCCCACACTAAAGTGAGAATCCCAAACACCAACGTCAGCATCGCTTTCTTCGAAGGCCTTTTGGGCCTCTTGGAGTTGTTCATTGGTTGGTTCTAGCTCGACCTTATAGCAGAATAGAAGACACTGCCTAATCCATCGAAGGTACTTTGCATCATTTGATGACGCGAAGCGATCCCAGAGTGGCGTGAGCCAATCTGGTATCTCGGGCAACCCGCCCGAGCCTTCTAAGAATAACAGCAATGCCTTATCTAGCTTGGGACCTTCTTTAAGGACCCACTCATACGTCAAGTCATCGGGAGAGCCAAGTGGCACGCCTGATAACTTTCCGATGTCTGCTAGCAGGCTAACATATATGTTTAATATACATGGATAGGGACCATCCCCCTGCCTGTCTGCGTCCTTAGTTCTCATAGATATCGCGATTCTGCTTCTCCGTATGGATAGGCTGAATGTTGATAACTATTCCGTGCATCGAGAACATGTCCTTGTCGATACCCAGGATCCTTTGCAGGAACCTTCGTATCGCAATTGCATATTCTAGATCACCAGAGCGGTAGCCGATTTCTCGGAGACCATCTTGGACCGAAACCCTCCACAGCGGCGTCGCAACTAAACCAACTCCTTTTATGGAGAAGGAATAGAAAACGAAGTCACCATTGGAGAGACCCAAACATCTGATAGACCGTAGGGCAGCTGCTGTGTCGCCATAAGATATCATGACTTCAGAAGTCTTGAATACCTTTTTGGCGAGCAACTTTCTTACGGAATATCTCACATTACTATTCATCGGACAACCTAACTCT